TGGAAACGTGCATCTCCGCAGTTCAAAACCATCGGGGGTAAGCTAGACCTATGCCAAACCCACCAAAGCCAGCCGAGCTAAAGATGATTCAAGGCAATCCTGGCAAGCGTTCGATACGCACCAATGACGCTATTGCCCCACTTGAGTACGGCTACATTGAGCCACCTATTGAGCTTGGTGAGGTAGGCAAGCAGTTCTGGGATTCAATCTTTGGAGCAGGTGAGCTTTGGATCAGCATAAAGACTGACACCCAATTAGTTCAACTTGTCTGTGAGCAACTCGACAGGCGTGAGCTAATCAAGCAACAGATACAGGCAGACCCAACCGACCCTACTTGGTATCGCCAAGCTAACGAGGTTGAAAAGGCCATTGTTACTGGACTGTCTTTGCTAGGTTTCAGCCCTGCTGACCGAACACGCCTTGGCTTAGTATCTGCCAAGACCAAAACCAAACTAGAGGAAATCATTGCCAAGCGACAAGCCAAGCAGTAGCTGGCCCCCACGCTGGCTAACCCCTGTACCCCAAGAGGCCATTGACAAAGGTGACGGCGATTTAGCTGTTGAGTTTGCTGAAGCCTTTGGGACTATCGGTAAAGACGGAATAGCTGGTCGGACAGGGGAGGCACTACGCCTAAGACCTTGGCAAAAGGAACTAGTCAGGCGCATCTTTGCCAGAGATTCAGATGGTGGACTAAGGGCAAGAGTGGCACTTGTAGGCACACCCAGGAAATCAGGCAAGAGCGCATTGGCGTCAACGCTGGCTCTTTACAGTCTGATTGCTGAAGGCATCGAGGGAGGCGAAGTCGTGGTGGCCGCTGCCGAGAAAGAACAAGCTCGCATTATTTTTGGTGAAGCTAAGCGCATGGTCGAGGCTAGTGAGCTATCAGAGCTTTGCACGCTGTATCGAGATGCTATCTATGTACCATCAACCAACTCTGTGATGAAGGTTCTATCAGCCGAGGCTTACTCAAAAGAAGGTCTGAATGTTAGCCGAGCGATTGTGGATGAGATCCATGCTCACAAGAATCGAGAACTATTCGATGTGCTTTCACTCTCAATGGGTAACCGAGGCAAGCTGGCTCAGCTACTAGCGGTTACCACAGCCGGTCAAAAGACAGACATGACAGGCCAAGACTCAATCGCTTACAGTCTTTACCAGTACGGCAAGCGAGTATCAACTGGTGAGGTAGTTGACCCAACATTCTTTATGTCTTGGTGGGAAGCTGAGCCAGAGGCAGACCACAGACTTGAAACCACTTGGGAATCAGCTAATCCTGGATATAACGATCTAGTTGCTAAGGATGACTTTGCCTCAGCAGTCAATAGAACACCTGAGCCAGAGTTTAGAACCAAGCGACTCAACCAATGGGTTAGCTCGCTCAATGCTTGGCTACCAACTGGTAAGTGGGAACAGCTAGATGCCGAGATAGAACTTGACCCTGACCAGCCTGTCATCGTTGGCTTTGACGGCTCTTTCAATGGTGACTGCACAGCCCTGACCTACTGCACAATTCCTAAAGATGATGAGTTCCCTCATGTCGGACTAATCAGGGTTTGGGAGAAACAGCCAGAGGATACCGATGATTGGCGTGTTAGCACCTCAGAGGTCGAGGATGAGATTATCCAATTCTGCCAGAAATACAATGTAAAAGAGATAGCCTGTGACCCTTTCCGCTGGCAACGCACTATGGAAGCCATGCAAGACTTAGGGTTACCTGTGGTCGAGTATCCCTCATCAAGTCCTAGCCGAATGGTTCCGGCTTGCTCTAAGTTCTACACCGCTGTCACAGAGGGAAACATAACCCATGATGGCAACCCAACCTTATCTAGACACCTCACCAACGCTGTTATCAAGATTGACAGGCTTGGCCCAAGAATAGTAAAAGAGCATCGAGGCTCACCACGAAAGATTGACGCTGCTGTGGCTGCTGTCATAGCCTTTGATAGAGCAACTGTTGGTAGAGTAGAGTCTGAGGAACTGACTCCACAATTTTTTATTTAGGTTGGTAATGACAGCGACAATACTTCAAGCAGTAGGTATCTTGACAATCTCATTAGGTGCAGGGTTTATCTTTCCGCCAGCAGGTCTTATTTTGCTGGGTGCAGGGCTTCTAATTTTTGGTATAGCGATTGAAAGAAGTAAGTAATGCTAGGTAATCTTTTTGAGCAAAGAGCTGTAAGTTTTCAGACTGTTTGGGGTGCAGGTGAGCCTTGGGGTTTACAATCTGAAGCTGGCGTAAATGTCACAACTAAAAAGTCATTTGAGATTGTTGCTTTCTTTTCAGCAGTCAGCCTAATCTCTGATACTATTTCGACTTTGCCATGTGGGGCGTATCTAAGGATTGGTGCAACACGCCGACCCCTAAACCCTAGACCGATGTGGTTAGACCAGCCAGACATTGACCTAAGCACAAGAGCAGCTTTCTTTCAGCAGGTCTTTTCTAGCTTGTTGGTTCATGGCAACTCTTACACCAGAGTCTTTAGGGATGCACAGGGTCAAGTTGTAAACCTAGTAAACCTAAACCCAGAAAAGATTGAGGTTGAGCGTTCCAAGATTGGTCGCAAAATCTACCGCTACCAAGACGAGGCTAGACCACTAAACAGCGATGAGGTTATCCACATTGTTGACTTGATTATGCCAGGTGAACTAAAAGGCATGAGCCGAGTAGAAACTCTAAAGCAATCACTTGGACTAAACATTGCACTCAGCGATTACGCAGCTAGATTCTTTGGCACAGGTGCATCAGCTCAAGGTGTTATTGAGTTCCCTGGCAACCTGACAAGCGAGCAAGCAAAGCAACTAGCCGATGGCTTTGATGCTAGACACCGCAATGGATCACGCAGAGCGCACAAGACAGGAGTTCTATCTGGTGGAGCTAAGTTTGTAAATACTGGGACTGACCCTGAAGCAAGCCAAGCACTAGAGTCACGCAAGTTTGCTGTTGAGGAAATTGCAAGGGCTTTCAATGTCCCACTTCACCTACTAGGCGTACCAGGAACAGCAAGCTACGCCTCAGTCGAACAAAATAATTTACAGTTTGTTTCTATGACTCTCCGGCCACTAGCCGAAAAAGTCGAGGCAGCTTTTTCACGCCTACTGCCAGGTGATGCTTTTATCAAGTTTCAGTTCAATGATTTACTAAGAGCAGATTTAGTTTCAAGAGTTCAGTCTTACTCGGTTGGTACTCAGGCAGGTTTCTACTCTACGAACGACATCCGCAGACTTGAGGATATGGAGCCTGTTGAGGGTGGAGATCAGTACAGAGTCCCACTTGCAAACATCAACATTACTGAAGCTGATGTGGTTGCTACTGACCGCAAGGTTTTGATGGCTAACCGATTGGTAACATCTGGATTTAAGCCTGAACAAGTTCTAGCTGCTCTTGGATTGCCAACAATCGAACACACAGGTGTGCCAAGTGTAATGCTTCAAGGTGTCGCACAGATTGACCCCAATGACCCTGAAGCTGTTTACGAGGTCTAATGACTGTCAAGACTTATGGCTACGACCTTGTGGCTAATGTGAGAACACTAGTAGTGCCACCCAGCACAGGTGTCCAGCATGTTTGTATTCACAATCACGAACACAGCCAAAACAGAGAAATCTTTATTGGTGGGCCAGATGTAACTTTGACCAATGGCATGCATGCTGTTGCAACACAGACAAGCGTTATTCAATTACTACCAATGGATGAACTTTACGCAATCTCAAGTAATAGCTGCAACCTAAGAATACTGGTGGTCAAATAATGCCTTACTACATTACACAGACAAATCCTGACTGTCCTAACTGGGCTGTTGAGAAAGAGAACGGCGAGCTAATCGCTTGTCACGATTCTAAGCAATCAGCTATTGACCAAGCAGTTGCTATCAGCCTTGCTGAGAAAACAGAGTTTGTTGGCGAAAGAGCAGCAGTAGGCTCACTAGCTATTGGTGACTTTGTTTCTTGGTCGCCACTTGATCCCAAGATTGCCACACAGGTAGAGATGGTTCAAGAGCAGTTTGCTGTGGTCAGACTATTCGATTACGAGAATGGCATCTTTGAGCCAACCGACAAGATGATGGTCATAAATGTATTCCAGCTAGAAAAGATACCGACACCCAAGATGATTGCTGTCGAGGTCGAGGAAATTGACGAGCCAATGATTGACCCTAGTGATGAAATGATTGACGATAGCCCAGATGACCTAAGAGCTATCAACCAAGAAGCACCTGCCTACATGAGAGCAGCAGCTCGGCGTGGACTTGAGTATTACGAGGAAGGTCTTGCTGGTGACGGAGTAACACCTAGCACAATCAGAGAAGCAAGAGAGATGGCTGAGGGTAGAGTCAGCGATGACAAGTGGATAAGGATTGCCGCTTGGATTGCTCGACACTTAGTTGACCTTGACTCACCAGATGCAAACCCAGAGTCCGACAACTACCCATCCGCAGGTGTAGTGGCTCACTTACTTTGGGGATCAGGGCCAAGCAAGCGAGCAGCACAAAGAACCCAAGACTACGCTGATTCGGTAGTTGCTAGAATCAGAGCAGAGGAAACTAACAGCATGGAAAACAAAAACAAGTGGCTAGATGTTGCCAGAGCAATCGCACTAAAGATTGACGGCCCACAGACTAAAGAGCCAGAGGTAAGAACCAACAACGTTGACTTTGAGGTTAGAGCCGAGGGTGACGGCATGACCTTTACTGGCTACGCCTCTGTATTCAATTCCCCATCCGAGGACTTAGGCGGCTTTGTTGAGTATGTTGCTCCTGGTGCTTTCAAGCGTTCTCTACAATCTCGCAACGAAGTAAAGCTACTTTGGAACCATGACTCAGGTGAGCCTCTAGCTTCCCTTAGAGGTGGCACTATGCAACTAGTTGAGGATGAGCGTGGACTAAAGGTTACGGCTAAGCTCCCTAACACAACAAGGGGCAGGGATGTAGCAGAACTTTTACGCACAAATGTAATTTCAGAAATGAGCTTTGGATTCAATGTCATCAAAGATTCATGGTCAAGAGATGGACAGACACGCACCCTAGAGTCTGTCAGATTATTCGAAGTCAGCGTTGTTAGTTTTGGGGCCTATAAGTCCACCAGTGCATCAGTTAGATCACAGCCAACCATCAACCCTGACCAACTAGCCGATGCCCTGCTAAAGCTAGAGTCAGGTGAGGAACTTGACGAGGCCAACGCTAACTTGATTACCGAGGTGGTCAACAAGCTAAAGGCACAGCCAGAGATTGAGGAAGTAATTGACAACGGCCTTGACCTACTAGACCTCAAGAAAAAGCAGTTCGACCTTCTATTGAAAAGGATATAAACATGGCTACTAAAGATGAAATCAAAAACGCAATCCTCAAAGCTGCTGGCAACCCTTCAGTTGGCGTAATCGCTGACATGGCAGATGACCTAGCTAATGCAGTCTTTGAACTAGACAACAAGAACTCATATAACCCAGCCAAAGAAGCAAGGGTTATGGATACCAAAGAAACCCGATAGAGTTTCTTTAGCCCCAGCTCGGCCCCCTTTCCTGAGCTGGGGTTTTTTTCTGTCTATAAACTTGTAAATAACAGTTGAGTGTAAGCACCGCTGTACCTGTTGAGTGTCAGCACCGCAGAAATCCCTTAATCATCTAATCCGAAAGGAAATCATGTCTGATTTCATTAAGACTCAGATGGATGCCCGCAACAACCTCATCGCACAGGCAAGAGAAGTTCTTGACTTTGCTGAGGCTGAAAAGCGTGGACTATCCGCTGAGGAAAACCAAAAGATTGCTCGTATCGAAGCTGACATCGACTCAGCCGATGCAACAATCGAAACTGCTCGCAAGCTAGCTGACAGAGAAGCTCGTGCTTCCGAGGCTGCTGCTTCATTCTCACCATCAGTATCAGTTCCAGAGAACACCGATGCTGACATCCTTCGCTCAATCGCTATGGGTGAAACAAGAGGACACGAGTTCGCTCGTGAGCTTCGCACACTAGTTCCAAGCTCGAACACTGTGGGTCAAAGTTTTTACTCCCAGGTTTTCGAGATTGCGCAGCTTGTCGGTCCTATGCTAACTATCTCTGAGGTCTTGAACACGACCAGCGGAGAGAACCTAGTAATTCCGACAGTTACCGCTACTTCAACCTCTGGTTCAGTAGCTGCTGGTTCTGCTATCTCTGAGAGCAACCCAACATTCTCATCCATTACTCTTGGAGCTGAGAAATATGGTGCGCTTGTCCAGGTAGCCCAGGAACTAGTAACTGACGCTGGATTCAACATCACCAGCTACATTGCACAACAGCTTGGAACCTCTTTGGGTCTAAAGGCTAACTCCGTTCTAACCGACAAACTAGTTTCAGCTGCTGGATCAGTCGTAACTGGTGGAACTGGTGTTGGCGGAGCTGCTTCATACGAGAATCTAATAGATTTGGTCTATGGAATAGCCGATGGGGCGAGAGTCCTCCCAAATCTCGGCTGGCAGATGGGCAAGTCAGCTATTGCTGCTGCTCGTAAGCTAAAAGACGGTGCCGGTAACTACATCTGGACCGACTCAGCAGTACCAGGACAAGCAGCAACCTTGCTTGGATACCCTGTATTTGAAAACCCGAATTTGCCTGCCGTTGCAACCGGCGCAAAATCGGTGTTATTTGGACACCAGGCGTCATTTAAGACAAGAATCGCTGGCGGAATCCGAGTCGATCAGAGTGCAGACTATGCATTTAACACAGACACCGTAACTTACCGGGGATTAATCCGGTTAGACGGTGGGCTAACCCACGCTACCCACATTGGGTACTTCAAGGGTGGCGCAAGCTAAGCCCTTAGCACAAAAGCTGATAGACCCCAAGCGTGTAGGTTCGCTTGGGGTCTATCTTTTTGCTATCCTTATGAGACGAGAGAAAGAACCTACATGACTAAGAAAATAAAAGGGACAGTTTCAGTCTTTTCCAACTCACCTGGACAACCAACAGGATACGGACAGGCAACCGAGGCACTTGTAAAGTTACTCAAGCGTGACGGAGCTGATGTTGCTTCACTTTCCAACTACGGCAACGAAGGTGTCAACACAACCTACGACACAGGATTCGGTGAGATACCTGTTTACGCAAGAGGCAATGATGCTTATTCAAACGATGTTGCCCCAGCACATCACAAGCATTGGAAAGCTCTAAACCCTGACCAGCCTGATCTACTGATTACGCTTTACGATGTTTGGGTACTAAACAATAAAGCCTATGACTCAATCCCTATTGCAAGCTGGACACCTATTGACCACAACCCAGTTCCACCAGGAGTTCTAAAGTGGCTACAAAAAGAAAATGTCACACCTTTAGCTATGAGCAAGTTTGGTCTATCTCAGATTGAGAATGTAGGGGTCAAGGGTCACTACATACCTCACAGCATTGACACCAAAGTATTTAGTCAAACAGACAAGATACAAGACCAACCAATCAACGAGTTTATGGGCTTTGAGGATGGTCGCTTTATTGTCGGTATGAACGCTGCTAACAAGTCATCAGGTATCTTGCACCGTAAGGCTTACTCGGAGAACTTTATGGCTTTTGCTTTGTTTGCTCGCAAGCACCCAGACGCTATGTTGTATGTCCACGCAGACGCAAGCTCACAGCATGGTTGGAACTTGGTTGCGTTTGCTCAGTTACTTGGTATTCCAACTGACAACCTAACCTTTCCTGACCCACTTGCTTACCGATACGGAATGTCGCAAGAAACCCTAGCTGGCATCTACTCATCTTGGGATGTTATGTTGGCAACCAGCTACGGAGAAGGTTTCGGTATTCCAACAATCGAAGCTCAAGCCTGTGGTGTACCTGTTATTGTCAGCAACTTTACTGCCAGCCCAGAGCTAGTCGGAGATGGTTGGAGTGTTAGTGGTCAGCCGCTTTACGATCCTTCACAACACTCTTTTTGGAATGTTCCATCAGTTCCAGAAATAGTAGAAGCTTTGGAACAAGCCTACGCAAGAGGCAAAGGCAAGTCAGCTAAGGCTGTCGAGTTTGCTCAAGCTTATGACCATGAAAAAGTTTGGCAAGAGAACTGGTTGCCTGTACTTATTGACCTGTTGAAATAATGCTTGTAGTAATCGGTTCATCGCCCGATAGACAAGAGTGGCTTGCAGACTGCTCAGCTTCAATCAAGCGTGACCACATTGCTGTTGTTAGCTTTGGATTTGAGCTTGCCAAAATCGGCTGGGTCATAGAGAACACTAATGCCGACAGGTTCTTGTTTCTACAAGATTCTTGGGTAGTCAAGGATGAAGCCTTTTGGGACTTACTCAATGATGCTTCTGGCTCTGTTGCCCTAACCGCTGATCCTTATTTCTTTGGCTGTTACGCAGGTGTTTATGAGCGTTCGGTTATTGACCAGATAGGCGTTCCAGTAATTACTACCAAGCGTGAAGCAATAGATAATGAGATTGCTTGGCACCAAGACTATGTAAAAGTAGCAGGTGAGCCTTTGGTCTTATTTCCTGACCTGAAAGATTCCAACTCAACAAGACAAGTAGAAAAGCATGGGAGAACTAACCTACTGCTAGAGAATAGCTACATAGCTAAATACAAAGGAACTTGGAAATGATTGAAAACCTAATAGTCCCAGTCCTCAATCGCTACGACCTACTTCAGCGGATGCTCAACAGCGTGGATGTCCCAGTTGACCACCTGCTAATAATTGACAACGGAGCAAGTTATCAGACAGCTCTGACCCTTGACCTTGGCGATAACTTCAAGAAGGTCACACACCTACCAATGCCGGCTAATCTGGGCGTATCTGGATCGTGGAACTTGGGCATAAAGTCTTTTCCTTACGCTGAACGCTGGTTTATAGTTTCTAACGATGTGATCTTTGAGCCTGGTGCTTTAGAGAAACTCTCACAAGCTCGCAGGGATGAGATAACCCTCACAGGTGATGCACCTCATTGGCAAGCTTTCGCTTTGGGTGATGAAGCTGTCAGCGACATCGGCTTGTTTGATGAGTCACTATTCCCTGCCTACTTTGAGGACAATGACTACTCTCGAAGGGCTGAGTTTGTCGGTGTAAACATTAGGCTGTTAGACCTCAAGATTAGACATGACAACAGCTCAACTATCAAGGCTGGATACATGGAAAAGAACGCTGTCACCTATTCCAGAAACGAGAAACACTACCAGTCTAAAATGGACAGTAATGATTACTCGGCAGGTGGTTGGTCATTAGACATAAGACGAGAGAACGGCTGGGAATGAATTTAGTTTACACAGGGGGGACTTTTGATTTATTCCATGCAGGTCATGTTCGACTCTTGCAACGCTGTGCCGAGTTAGGCGATGTGGTTGTTTCTCTAAACACCGATGAGTTTATTGAGGAATACAAGGGCAAGCCACCAGTCATCAGTTTTAGCGATAGGCGTGAAGTTCTTAGATCGTGTCGCTATGTTGCCGAGGTCATAACCAACTCAGGTGGGCCAGATAGCACTCAAGCAATAAATAGCGTAATGCCTGACATAATTGCAATAGGCTCGGATTGGGCTGTCAAGGATTACCACAAGCAGATGAACTTTGACCAAGACTGGTTAGACGCTAGGGGCATTGCCCTAATCTACATTCCATACACGCAGGGAATTAGCTCGACAGCCATCAAAGAGCGTATGCTTTTCAGACGATAGAATAGAGAACATTATGGCAATTACAAACGGCTACGCTACACTCGCAGAGGTTAAAAGCTCACTTCGCATAACCGATAATCTCGATGACACCTTACTAGAAACTGCTATTGAGTCTGCCTCTCGCATGATTGACGGCTACACAGCTCGCACTTTTTCTAACGCTGGAACTGCTATTAGAAACTATGCAGCTACCGATGCAATCAACCTAATTATTGACGATGCCATCTCGATTTCTGAGGTTGCTTCTACTGATGAGGTTGGGGATAGCTACACAATCTGGACATCAACCGACTATCAGCTTGAGCCACTAAACAGTCGCTCTGATGGTTTGTATATGCCATACACAGGAATTAGGGCTGTCAACACTTACACTTGGCCTGTTGTAGATCAGCAAGCATTGTGTCGCATTACAGGCGTATGGGGCTGGGCTTCAGTTCCAATCGCCATCAAGCAAGCAACTATTATTCAGTCATCAAGGTTGTTCAAGCGTCTTGACTCACCTCTTGGTGTGGCTGGCTTTGGTGACATGGGTGCTATCCGAGTTGGTCGCTACCTTGACCCAGATGTTGAACAACTAGCAATGCCATTTAGAATTATGAGGAACTTCGGCTAATGAGCATCAGTCAGATTAGGACTCGATTAGCTACAAACCTTGCCACTATCTCAGGCTTACGCACAGCCGCTGAGGTTCCTGATCTACCTAACCCACCTGTTGCCATTGTTGCCTTGAACTCTGTGACCTATGACAGAGCCTACGCAAAGGGCATGACTAGCTATACTTTTGTTATTACTGTTATTGTTGGCAGGGCTGCCGAGAGAGAAGCTCAAAGAAAGCTAGATGGCTACATTTCTACTGGGGCAAGTAGTGTCAAAAGTGCAGTAGAATCAGATAAGACTCTTGGTGGTTATGCCTACGACTGCCGAGTTGTGTCTATGGACTCAGTTGGTTCATTGACAATCAGCGACACCACATACCTGGCTGCTGACTTTACGGTCACAGTCATAGCAAACTAGGAGAAATAAATTGGCTAAATTTTACGCACAAGACTACAAGGTAACAGTAGGTACAACTGTACTTAGCGACTCAATCGCATCTGTAACCCTTGATATCACAACAGATGAAATCGAAACAACATCATTTGGATCAGCCGGAGGCTACCGCACCAGAATTGGTGGTCTAAAAGACGCATCTGTATCTTTAGACTTTCACCAAGACTTCGGAGCTGGCTCTGTTGACTCACTACTGTTCCCACTTATGGGATCAACTGTTGCAGTCAAGATTGCACCTACCTCTGGAACTGTAACTGCTACAAATCCTGAGTACCGATTCACAGCCCTGGTAACCCAGTATCAGCCTTTTGCTGGTAGTGTCGGGGACCTGGCCACGCTTTCAGTGACCTGGCCGGTTTCCGGTGAGGTTGTTCGAGGAACAGCAGCCTAATCGGCTAAGCTAAGACCATGAGAATAAACCTACAAGTAGAGTTCAGTAACAAGCAAGGTGAGCCTAAAGAAGTAATTTGTTTAGCGTCTGACATGGTGAAGTTTGAATCACAATTCAACCTCTCCATAGCCAACCTAGAGAAAGAACTAAAAATAACTCACCTCTTGTTTCTGGCTTGGGCAAGCGAAACACGCACAAAGTCAACCACTAAGTCTTTTGATGAGTGGGTGGATGAAGTAGAGAGCATTTCTGCTTCGGATGACCCAAAAGCATCAAAGGGCTAGGTGACTCATCTGCTCATTGGTACATCGCTTCACTAGCAGTTGAGAGTGGCATCAGCCCTCTTGAGCTAATGAAGTTAGACGAACGAATGTTGTGGACAATTAGCCGGTATCTAATTTTTAGAAACAAAAGCCAAACTCCAAAAAGATAACCCCCCAAAAGGGGGTTTTTCTTTTGGGTAGAATTATTACAGTTATCCAATCTAGGAGTCTTTAGTGATTGACACAATCAAAGTTCAGGGTGTTAGGGAAACCTTGCAACTCTTAGATGCTGTGCAACCAGGCTCAATCACAGCTCTTAGAAAAGACATACGCAAGATTGCCGAGCCAGCAGTCTCAGCCATTAGGTCCAACCTCCCCAAGACCGCACCCCTATCTGGGATGAACCACTATGGTCGCACAAGATTTGCTGGTGCACAGGTAAGGGCAACACTAAACCTCAAGAGGTACATAACAAGCAATACTTACTCACTTGTAAGGATTGAGGTTATCTCTCCTGGCGATGCTGTTGGTCTTGAGATAGCTGACATGGCTGGTAGAAAGACGATGATGAATGGGCCAGCTATCAAGTACGAGTACAAGGGTCGAGGTCGAATAGGTGGCTCTGGTCGGCAGAGGCCAACACGTTCCAGAGAAGTTGTCAGGCGTGGCAACGCAAAGTCATTTAGCTATCGCATAACAGGTCAGGGCAAGGGCATGACAGATAACCTTGGTGGAATCCCATCACGATACATTTACCCCGCTCTTGCTGGCAAGGTGACTGGCATAGCTGACGATATGTTAAAAACCCTTGATTCCTACGCAGCTAAAATCAACCAGAAACTTAAGGTATAAAAATGGCAATTAAGATTCCAATTCTCACAAGCTTTGACCCCAAGGGCCTAAAGCAAGCCAATGCTGCTTTTGCTGGTTTACAGACATCTATGGGTTCTCTGGGTAGAAACTTTGCCGTTGTCGGTGCGGGCATTGTCGCTGGTACAGCTCTACTTGGTAAGGCTGTTATGTCAGCCTCTAACTTTGAAGCTGAGTTTGAAGGTGTCAATCAAGTATTCAAGGAAGCTGCTGGTAGCGTTCAGGCTTTTGCTGAGCAAGCCTCAAGAACTGCTGGTCTAAGTGCTACTGAGGCACTACGAGCGTCTAAGACATTTGGTTTGTTTGCTACTGGTGCTGGACTTAGTGTTGAGGAAGCAGCAAAGTTTTCAACTACTTTGGTGCAACTTGCTGGTGATCTTGGTTCCTTCAATGACCTACCTACCGCTGATGCCCTAGCAGCCATCCAGTCTGGACTACAAGGCCAAGCTGAGCCTCTAAGAAACTTTGGTGTATTCCTAGATGACCTGAGCTTGAAGCAAGCCTTATACAACGCCACAGGTGAAAAGGTAACTGGCACACTTACAAGTCAGCAAAAGATGGTTGCTGCCTATTCTCAAATTTTGGCAGATACAGCAGTTCAACAGGGTGACTTTGTAAAATACCAAGAAACGCTTGGTAACCAACTAAAGGTTGTTAGTACAGAGTTTGAAAACCTTACTAGAGATATTGGGGTCATGCTTATTCCAGTTATCACAGAGGCTATGCCACAAATTAGAGAGATGGCAACAATAATCGGCATACAGCTAAAAGAAGCCATAGCGTCTATTGACTGGAAAGCTACAATTCAAGCAGTCGTTGACTTCACTAAATTTTTGGTTGACAATGCTCAAACCATTCTTAATGTAATTGCAGCTATGTTTATTCTTAACACAGCCTACAAGCTGATGACAGTAGCCTCTGGTCTTGTTACTCTTGCCCTAACAATCCAAGACTGGTGGACAGCAAAAGTAGCAACCGGAACAACATTTTTAACTATTGCAACTAACCTACTAAGCCAAGCCATGAGGCTAATTCCTTTTGTGGCTGTAATCACTGGCTTAGTGATGATGGCAGATCAGTATGGAAAAACTAAGACAGCAATCGAAAACACTCTACCCACTCTTGGGGCATTTGAAACTGAATCACTTTCTATTGCCAACTCTGCAAGTAGATTCTCCCCTTACTTAAATGTCTTGAAACAAATTACTGGAGCTTTCTTAGTTGCAACGGGAGCTGCCGAGGAATTCTCAAAGGCAGCAGGTAACGCAAACAGAGCAGGTAATAGAGATAGAGATAGACGAAACGCTTTGCGTGAACAAAATAGAGCCAATGGTCTAATTGGTGGAAGCAGCCCATCTTTGCCAGACTTTTCTAGCTTGTTGGCTGGCATTGGTTCTGGTGGTGGTGGTGGATTATCACGAGCCGCTGCCGCTAAAGCCGCTGCTGAGGCCGCCGCTGCTGCTGAACAGGCAATACTTGATAAACGAAAGTCTGCCTTTGAGTCATTCAACGACTCTGTTAAAACCCTTTTTGGTCAAATCAAAGACACAATTATGTCTAGCTTTACATTGCCAACACTGGGTAACTCAGTAAACAGTATTACTCGCAACATCTCTAAGTTGCTAGAAAAGACTAGAAGCTTTGCAAAGAACATTGCCGAGCTATCTGGCTTGGGATTAAACTCAACGCTACTTCAGCAAGTCATTCAGGCTGGCCCAATGGCCGGTAGCCAACTAGCAAGTGCTTTAGTTGGTGGTGGTAGTGGCTTTATTGAACAGCTAAACTCTGCATACAATGAGTTTGGCAACCTTGCAGGTGGCATAGCTGGTATTGGAACCGAGAGAGCCTTTGAGAATCAGGGAACAGTAAACAATTACAGCATTGAGGTTACAGGTGGAGTTGCGACAAGTGCCGATGTTGGGCGAGCTGTTGTCAACGCCATCAAGGACTTTGAGCGTCAATCAGGTACAGCTTGGAGAGGCTAAGTGTCAATCAAAGTAGAGTTTGGATTCGCTGAGTCTGGCGTACCTGTCAACTTCAATGACATCAGCGCAGATGTTATTAGCGTATCTGTTACTAGAGGTAAAGACCCTCAGCAGGATACCTTCAACGCTGCCTCTTGCTCTATTCAGCTAAACAACGAACGCAGACAGTATGACCCTGACTACGGCCCTAGCCCTTATCAGGGTTTGATTGTTCCAACTGGTGAGGTAAGGGTTTACAAAGAGAACCAGATTGTCTTTACCGGCTACATCACTGACTGGAACTTTAGCTATTCCCCAACAGGTGAGTCCATAGCTGAGATTGTTGCCGCTGACGCTTTCTGGAATCTAAACAACCAGACTCTTGCTGCGTTTACCCCAACCGAGCAACTAAGTAGCGCACGAATCCTAAATGTGTTACTAAAGCCTGAAGTTGGTGGCACAGCAGTTTGGCCTTCATCATCTCGGCTTATCTCCCCTGGTGTGGCAACTGTGGGTGACTATGAGGTCAGCGATGGAACTAACGCTCTCAGTTATTTACAAGAGGTTGAAAAAGCAGAACCAGGCAGACTCTTTATTGACAAGTCGGGTCGCATAGTATTCCGAAGTCGAAACAACGATGTCAATAACCCAAGCTATGAATACACCAGACTCAACCTCTGCTACAACCCAAGCTTTGAGAACAATACAACTGGGTGGATTTCTACCGCTGGCACAATTACTAGATCAACAGCTCAGGCTTACATTGGCACAGCAAGTGGGCAACTAGCCGCTGGTGCTACTGCTGAGCAATACTTCACGAGTGAGGTCGGTGTGGAATACAACCTATCTCTTTACGCCAAGGCAAGCTCTGGAACTGTTGTGGTCGAGGTGGCAAGCCTTACCTCACCTAGCGGGACTGCTTACTCACAACACGCAGCTTCAACGGCATCTGTGACTAGCTCTGAGTGGACAAGAATAAACACAGGCCTTAGTGCCAGCACCTTATTTTCTGGTATCAGCGTTAGGCAAACACCATCCTCTAACGCAGTATTTCTTGACGCTGTTTTGATTGAAGCAACACCTGTTGTGGATGCTTACTTTGACGGTGCTAACGATCCTGTTTACAACTCGACAGACCCAGAAGCACCTGACTATCAACCTGAGCGAGCCTTTGAGTCTTACGCTACTGAGTGGGTGTTATAGCCGATGATCAGTTACAGTAATGGTGCAGTCAGAAGGGCTGACCCTTTCATGGGTAACAGACCCCCATACAACATCGCTCAACTTATTACTATGCCCGACATCTCTGGCAGGGATGCACCTGGTAAGACTGGAGCTGCTGCCAAGCCAGGTTTGGTTTCTGCACTCTATGTAGAGCTAACGGCCTACAACAGCTCAAACGCCACAACTGCTTTAGCTATGTGGAACAGCTCTGGACAGAGTGGGGTATATTCCAGTAGCTTTACTCTGCCTAACTCACAGACCCCTTATCAAGTAGGTGCTGCACTAACACGATCTGTTTTTGCTAACACAAGCTATTGGATTGGTTTTGCGATTGAATCTACTAAACAAATAACTTACTCTGTTGATACATCCTTTGGTGCTTCAATCAAGATGGACAACACCTCAGCAGGTGGCAATTTTACTGACAATGGAATTGTCCGTATTGGTGGAGTCACTTTGTCAAATGGTTCGCTAGTTTTTGAAATTGCTTATGATACTTTGCCTATCGCACCAGGAACACCTACTGCCAGCTCTACCGGAACAAGCGCAACGATTACTTGGACAGCACCAGCAGATAATGGTGGTAAGGCTGTTACTGGGTACAGGATTCAGCGTTCTACCGACAACATCAACTTTTCAACCCTTGTAGCTGACACAGGCACAACAACCCTTACTTACACCAACACAGGTCTAACCCCAGGAACTAAGTATTACTACCGAGTTGCTGCTATCAACGCTGTTGCTGTTGCTGCTGGTTCGGACTACTCTGGCCCTTACAGCGCATCGGTTGAGATTACCCCTGCTTTTCCTGCCTCTGCTGGCAACGCACCATCTTTGCTTACAGTCACAGTTACCAACCCAGAGCCAACTCCAGTTGAATTTACAGACGCAGGGCCAGGTATTAGATTCACCAAGATAGATGTTTCCTACGGATCAGAGTTCCTTTACAATGAGGTCGAGGGAACCACACAAGCACCAGGTGCCACCCTACAACTTGCCTCAGCCCCAGGCTCAAAACAAACCTATGGCGTTAGAAGCTACTCGATTACTAACCTGCTGAACTCAACCGACCAAGGTGCATTAGATGTGGCAGTTGACCTCTTGACTTACTATTACGAACCGACTCTAAGGGTTGACTCGATTACTGTTGACCTCAGCAACCTAAGCATTGAGGAACGCCTTCAGGTGCTAGACCTAGAGATTGACGATTACATCAGCGTTAGCTTTACCCCTAACAAGGTTGGAGATCCAAAGATTACGGCTGGACTAATCACAGGTATTTCGCACCGTATAACTATCACCAGCCATGAGATAGAATTTAGACTTAGGAACGAACGCAATATGTTTATTCTGGACAGCGAAACCAAGGGTATCCTTAACCAGAACATACTAGGCCCATAGTTAGGAAACCATGCCAAGAAAAGTATTTGAGTCTTTTACAAGACTAGATGCCGCAGATGTGAACCTCTATCTGTCTAACGAAACAACCCTGACAGCTTCTACTGTTACGGCCTACACAGCTACAACAGATGACCGCTACAAGTTTCTTTCCTTTACTGCTGGCTCGGCTGTGACTGTCACAATCGGAACGGCTACTGCCTTTGAGCCTGGTGAGCGTGTGGACATCATCCGAGATGGTGCTGGAACTGTCACTATTACTCGAAGCGGAACAGCCATCACCCTTGCGGGTCGAGGAACGGCTGGAACAGCTTACGCAATCGGTACTCGCTATGACGCTGTGACCGTGTTGTGTGTGGCTACAAACTCGTATCGAGTTATCGGTAACGCAACGGTTGTCTAATGAGACTCATACCTTTAGGGATTTTGAGTTCGGCTGGTGGTGGGTTTGGCACTTACGAGCTAATACAGACAACCATACTTGGCTCGACAACTGCTTCAGTTACCTTTTCAGGATTAGACGCTTACGCAGCTATTTACAAGCACTTACAAATTCGCTACACCGCTAGGGCAGATGTTGATTCGCAAACAATGTTTGCCACATTCAATGGAGTCACAGGCACAAGCTATGCTGCTCATAGATTATTTGGTAATGGCTCAAGTGTGACTTCTGATGCTTTTACTTCTAGGGCTAACTTATTTGTTGGTGGAAATGGTACAACCAGCAATGTTGCTAACTCTTTTGCAGCAGGTGTAATTGACATTACAGACTTTGCCAGCACGACAAAAAACACTACTACAAGGTCGTTAGCTGGACTTGTCGGTACTGCATCATTCGCCATGTTACATTCAGGTTTATTTAACAACACAGCAGCAGTAACAAGCATTTCAATTTTTGGAAATACTGGAAACTTAGTAACTGGTTCTCGATTCTCACTCTACGGAATAAGGTAAAAATGCCAACGCCAACATACACACCTCTTGCCAACATCACGCTTGGGTCATCAGCAGCGACGGTCACTTTTAGCTCAATCTCTGGTGCTTATCGGGATTTGATTTTAGTAATTGAGTCACAAGGCACAACTACGGCAGACGCTCGACTTACAATAAACGGAAGCTCAAGTGCTATCTATAACTATGTAAGAATGTCTGGCACAGGTTCATCGGCAACATCTGGTAGTGGTTCAAACCAAACAATCGGGGTTATTTCATCACAGCCGTTTTCAACCACAAGCCAAGCTGCTCTTTTAACACTTCATTTTATGGATTACTCGGCAACGGATAAACACAAGACTGTGCTGGTGAGAAGCAACGCTGCCTCTACTGGTGTTGAGGCTATTGCTCAACGATGGGCAAGCACCGCAGCCATAACCTCAATTTTAGTTTTTCCTTCAACTGGTAGCTGGGCTGCTGGTGGAACATTTAGCTTGTATGGGATCGTGGCCTAAATGACAATGCAACTAATAGAAACCAAGACACTAGGAACTGCTGCTGCCTCAATCGAGTTCACTTCTATACCGCAGGATGGGACTGACTTACTTGTTTTACTTTCTGGTCGAGGTGTTGCTGCTGCTACCCTTGTTTCAGCAGGATTATTCATAAACTCTGTTGCTGCGGATACTTCTTGGAGAAGGTTATCTGGTAATGGCTCGTCTGCAAGCTCAGGCTCAACTACTGGAGCTAATGACTTTCTTATTGGTGATATTCCTGGTGCTAACGCCACAAGTAACACTTTTTCTAACAATTCAATTTATATACCAAACTACACAGGGAGTCAGCAAAAATCATTATCATCAGACAGCGTTGCTGAAAACAACGCAACAACGGCTGACCAAAACATTATTGCTGGATTATGTACCAAAACCGCAGCAGTAACTTCTCTTACTGTAAGAATCTACGGTGGTTCGTCAAACCTAGCTGCTGGCTCAACAGTTTCCCTTTACAAAGTCACTAAAGGCTCTGGCGGAGCCACAGTTAGCTAACAAGATAGGATAGAACAATGTCAGAAATACTAACCAAAGTTATCGTGGACTGCTCGACAGGCGAATCCATACAAGTACCTCTTACCGAGGATGAGCTGGCACAGCGTGAAGTTGACCGACTAGCTTACGAGGCATTTGAGGCTGAACGCCTTGCCGAACAAGAGGCTAAAGACAAAGCTGAGGCTAGTGCCATCGCCAAGCTCACCAAGCTCGGACTTACCGCAGACGAAATCTCGGCACTCAAAAGCTAATGGCTGAGGAAACTACTTCAGTTCGGATCACTCAGGCCGACATCTACAAGAAGCAACTTGAGCACGGAGAGATCCTTATACAAGTCCTTCAGAAGTTAGATCACCTTGACGATGTCCCAGACCGAATCAGAGAAGTAGAACTCACACTTGCCAGACTTGCTTGGATTGAGCGAGTCGCTTACACAGGCTTGACAGCCGCAATAGTTTCAATAATCGGTTTACTACTGACAGTGATAGGAAAATAATGAGCTGGTATCCAAAGGTTGCAGGAATACAAGACAACGGGTTCGGTGGCTCTCGTAATGGGCAAGCTATCAACGGAGTAGTCATTCACCATGTGGCAGGAACTAACGGCTTGAGCTATGTCGCTAACGCCAACAGCCGAAACTCTCACCCGACCTATCACATCTCCAACTCAGGTGCAGTAACAGGAATCGTAAACCCTGAGCGCAGACCTTACTCAACAGGTGGACAGCCTGACCCTAGTGCTGTGACTTTTGAGATTGACAACTCATCTGTCGGTGGCGATTGGCCTGTGTCATCTGCCGCTATTGAGGCTTTGATAGATGTCATTATCTTTCATGCAAGCATCTCACCAAGAGCTAACCGAGGCTTTGCCAAAAACATCAAGACTCAGGTACAGAGCGAGTTCTTTATTGCTTGGCATCAGCAGTATTCATCCACCGCTTGCCCAGGGCCATTCATTCTTTCACAGCTTGACTACATCGTTGCCGAGTGCAACAAGAGAGCATCCCAAGCAGTCGCACCTGTCGCACCAGTTATTCCAACACCACCACCGACCAGCAACAAGCCAAGGCTAATTAGATTCCTAAAGCGTGGATCAACAGGCTCGAATGTCAAGTACCTTCAAAGCGTTCTAGGTATCAAGGCTGACGGCATCTTTGGCCCTATCACAGATGCCAGAGTCAGGCAGTTCCAGCGTGAGCAGGGCATCAGGGTAGATGGCGTTGTTGGCTGGGTTACTTGGGGCAGACTTCCATAGGTATTGCCCTATAAAGCCCTGTAAGCCTCATAGACGGCTTTTGGGCTTTGGCAAGGGAATCAGTTAGGCTAACCCCTGCCAAGCCCTCTACGAGCCTCACAGCCTCTCAATTTCTGGCTGGATAGCGTTTATTCGGTTGGGTAAACTGATAGAACAAGATGAAAGGCTACAAATGCTAAACCCAACACCTGAAACTCGTAAATGGATTTACGGAGTTATTGCCGCAATCGTTCCACTATTGGTCGCTATCGGTATCTTGTCTGAGGAACTTGCCTCACCACTACTAAATGTCTTTGCCGCAATCTTGACTGTTACAGGATCAGCTCTTGCTATCCGTAATGTGCCAAGCAACGAGGACTAAGCTCTTAGCTTCTGGCGTTCCTCAGCAGTAGTTCCACCCCAGATGCCTTGCATCCCTGCCGATAACGCATAGTCAAAGCACCTCAGCCTTACAGGGCAATCAGCGCAGACTTCTTTTGCTACCTGCACCATTGACTTTCGAGTTGCTGGGTCATGCTCATCCTCTGGGAAAAACACCTCTGGGACTTGACTACAATCAACGCCATCATTGTTTCTTATTGCTTCTTGCAGCTCAATATATTTGCGTTCAATCTGGCGTAATGTCATAGGCTCACATTAGAGTAAAGACACACTAAATAGCAAAGCCACGCCGAGAGAGTTAGCGTGGCCTTGCGACAAGGAAAAGAGAGGGAAACCTTGCCAGTAAATAAATTACCAGCCGAAACTAACGAGTTGTTTGATGCAGTCCTACTCGGTGACTTTGCTAACGGCAGTCAAGAGTGGCACGATCTACGCAACGAACCAGGTGCAGTCGGTGGCTCAGACATCGCAGCTATCACCGGACTGAGTGCTTGGGAATCAGCAATTACCAAGTGGGCTAAAAAGACAGGACAGATTCCTGACGAAGTGACACCAAACATGAGCATGAAGCTCGGTACAAAACTTGAAGCACCGATACTCGACTTGTTTGCTGACGAACATCCTGAGTTAGAAATCTACGAAACAGGAACATGGGCCAACAAAGAAAACCCTTGGGCTAGGTCTAACCCTGATGGACTTTACAAAACCGCTGATGGTGAGTGGGGGATTGTCGAGGTCAAGTTCTCTAGGGATTATTGGACTGGTGTACCACAGGCTTACCGAGCGCAGGTGCTTTGGTACATGCGAGTATTCGGTATCAAGCAAGCTAAGTTAGTTGCACTCGCAGGGTCGAGCTACATGGAGTTTGACATCGAGTGGGATGAGTTCGAGGCTGAAACACTTTGGGATGCTGCTGTGAGATTCCGTCAGGCTTGCCTAGATATGAAAATGCCTTACTGGGATGGGAGCAACTCGACACTAG